CATAGATAGATTTAAAACTGATCGAATCATTGAATACTATAACCATATAGTGACTGCTTGGGAAAAGTGGGGATTCAGGAAGTTAAGAGCTGAAATTACAGTAGCTCAACAAACAATTGTTAAGGAACTTAAAGAAAGTTACCTTAAACCTAATGGAATTGCTTTATCTATAGATGAATTCAGACCAACAAGACATCTTGGTGATAAGGAAGAACGTGTTGGTGCAGTACTTGAACCAAAGTATGATAATATGCAGATATGGCATTATAAAGGTGGTAATTGTCAAACCTTAGAAGAAGAGCTAGTTATGGCTCATCCTCCACACGATGACATTAAAGACGCTTTATCTAATGCTATCACAATTGCAATCATACCTAAACAAAGAGTAGGTTCATTTAGTTTAGGACAAAATGTTATGACACACTCTCGCTTTGGCGGTGTAAGTTTTTAATTAAGGAAAAATTATGGCTGGAAAAGTAGCTCAAATTAGAGAACTAATGGCTGGTGATAATCTCGCTAGACAACTATCAGGTCTTTATAATAACTGGTGGATTCAACGTAGAGAAAAAGAACAGGAATGGAGAGAACTCCGTAACTATCTATTTGCTACAGATACTACTAAAACAACCAATTCTAAGTTACCTTGGAAGAACAAGACAACTTTACCTAAACTCACACAGATTAGAGATAATCTTCATGCTAACTACATGGATGCTTTATTCCCTAATGATAACTGGATGAAATGGGAAGGGTATAACCTAGAAGATTCTACACAAAAGAAACGTAGAGCTATTGAGTCCTATCTAAAAACTAAGATTAGAGAATCTGGCTTCAGAGAAACAGTATCTCAACTTCTTTATGATTATATTGACTATGGTAACGTATTTGCTGAAGTTACTTATGTAAACCAAGTTCATACAGATCCTTATACTAAAGAAGATATTACTACTTACCGTGGTCCTAAACTACAAAGACTCTCACCATTTGATATTGTATTTAATCCTACAGCATCAAGTTTTGCTGAATCACCTAAGTTTACTCGTTATGTTAAATCTCTTGGTGAATTAAAGAAAGATATCCAGTATCGTCCAGATTTAAACTATGACGAAGCTGCGTTTAAACATGCTACAGAGTTCCGTAAACACCTTTCTGCTTTCCAAATGGAAGATGTTAATAAAGCTGAAGGTTATCTCATTGATGGTTTTGGTTCTCTTTATGAATACTATCAATCAGGTTTAATTGAAATTATTGAGTTTGAAGGTGATGTATTTGATGAAACAAAAGACGAATTACTAGAAAAACGTCTGATTACTATCATTGATCGTAGATACATTATCCGTAACATTGAAAATCCATCATGGTTAGGTCGTGATTCTAAACATCATGTAGGTTGGAGAACTCGTCCAGATAACCTTTATGCTATGGGTCCTTTAGATAATTTAGTAGGTATGCAATACCGAATTGACCATCTAGAGAACTTAAAAGCTGATGCTCTTGACTTAACTATCCATCCACCTCTTAAGATTAAAGGTGATGTAGAACCATTTATTTGGGGTCCAGAATCAACCATCCATATTCCTGAAGATGGTGATGTAACTGCAATGCCTCCTAACCAAGCTGCTTTCCAAGTTAATAATGAAATTGGCACTCTTATTCAACTTATGGAAGAAATGGCTGGTGCACCTAAAGAAGCTATGGGATTCCGTAGTCCAGGTGAGAAAACTGCTTTTGAAGTACAGCAACTGCAAAATGCCGCAAGTCGCATCTTCCAACATAAGATTAACAAATTTGAGATTGAATTCCTAGAACCAATCATCAACACTATGTTAGAAGTATCTAAACGATATATGGATATTGCAGAAGTTGCTAGGGTAATGGATGATGATCTTGGCGTAGCTGATTTCATTTCTATTACGAAAGAAGATATAACGGCTAAAGGCAAACTTCGTCCTATCGGAGCTCGTCATTATGCTGCTAGAGCACAGCTCATTCAAAATATGTTAGGTATCTTTAATAGTCCTATGGGTCAAATGATAGCTCCACATCTCTCTTCTAAACGCTTAGCGTCTATGATTGAAGAGTATATGGGCTTTGAACAATATGAATTTATTAAGGATAATGCTGCTATCTTTGAACAAGCCGAGACTCAAAAACTTGTAAATCAAGTACAGCAGTCAATACAAACTGAACAAGCCACACCAGGATTAGAGGAACAAATGCTCATGCAGCAAGAAGAAGCCCTTAATCCTAATGCTGGTATGATGTAAGTTTAACTTGACTTTTTAACAAAACTATGGTATAATTATTATATGGATTTAAAATCTGAAAAAGCTAAAAGCTTGTCTAAAAACCAAGTCTTTTTAGAACTTAGAAAGTATATAGTCGTTAGATGAGGATAACTTCTCTCTACCTGCCTGGTCTGAGCATCAAGCGTACCAATTAGGCTTCCAAAAAGCCTTTCTTAAACTATATAATCTTATTCCTGACCAAGGAGCAATAAATGACGGAAGCAACAGCAACACAAGCAACGAATAACGAACCAAGTACCAACGAAGTTCAAACACAAGATAGCCAAAAACCTGAGTTTCAGATTCCGACAGAAGCTGTAGACTTTGTAGGCGATGGTAAGAAGTATAACTCTGTAGAAGATGCGTTAAAATCAGTTCCTCACGCACAGAAGCATATTCAAACTTTAGAGTCTGAATTAGCTACTTTGAAGGAAGAACTAACTAAACGTAAGACTGCAGAAGAACTTCTAGATGAATTGAAGTCTGGCATCCAACAACCTGAGAATACCACTCAATCTGCTGGAATAGATCAAGATACAATTACGAACCTTTTAAATCAAACTCTAGAGAATAGAGAAAAACAAGCTAAAGCTAAGTCTAATGCTGATGCAGTAGCTCGTAAATTTGTAGAAAAATATGGCGATAAAGCTGAGGAAGTCTACAATAAAATAGCTCAAGAGAGTGGTCTAAATGTTCAGCAATTAAATAACTTGGCAGCTAGTTCTCCAAACGTAGTATTAAAACTTTCAGGTCTTGAAGGCTCATCTACACCAGTAGGTAAATCATCAAGTTCTGTGAACACAGAGGCACTCAATACTAAAGTTGATCCCAATCAGCTTTCAGCTAGAGTTAAATCAGGTGCGACAACGAAAGATTTAGTTAATGCGTGGAAGATTGCTGGTGAAAAAGTTAAATCTCAACTTAACTAATAAGGAAATATTATGTCTCAATTAACTTCTAATACTACTGCTTTTATTGAAGCACAACAGTATTCACAGTTCATTCTTGACAACTTACACGACTTCTTATTGCCAGAAGGTTTATACAGAGATGTATCAGACTTTGGTTCAGGCACTACTTTAAACATTAAGACAGTTGGTACAGTTACACTTCAAGATGCTGCTGAAGATACACCTTTAGCTTTTAATCCTATCGACACAGGTAACATTACACTTTCTATCACTGACTATGTTGGTGACGCTTGGAAAGTTTCTGATGAACTACGTGAAGATGGTGCTCAAGTTGATGCACTTATGTCAATGCGTGCTATGGAATCTACACGTGCTCTTGGTGAAAACCATGAATCACGTTTCCTAGCTGTAGCAAACGGTGCTCAAACTAACGCAAACGTAAACTTAGTAAATGGTCGTCCACATCGTTTTGTAGCAGGTGGTTCAGGTGGTACAACTCGTGTTATGACTTTAAGCGACATCATTGCTATGAAATTAGCATTTGATAAAGCTGGCGTTCCTGCTGGTGGTCGTATTGCTATTGTTGATCCAATTGTTGAAGCTACTTTAAATAGCATCACCAACTTGGTCAATGTTTCAAACAACCCAATGTTCGAAGGTATCGTAACATCAGGTTTTGCTCGTGATCATAAGTTTGTGAAGAACATTTTCGGTTTCGATATTTGGACTTCTAACTACTTACCAGTTAAAACTGCAACAGAAGCATTAAACGCTTCTTCTTATGGTTTAGCTAATGACACTGCAGAAATTGGTGACGTTGCTAACGTATTCATGAGTGTAGCTGATGATTCAACAAAACCAGTTATGCACGCATGGAGACGAGCTCCTAAGACAGAAGGCTGGAGAGACAACGAAGAACGTGCTGATAAGTATCAAGTAACATCACGCTTCGGTTTCGGTGCCCAACGTGTTGACACACTTGGCGTTATTTTAACAAGTGGTTCTACATACTAAGGAGATATAATATGACATTCGAAATTGATGCAAAACGTGGCGTTGCAAACCACTACGGTGTTAGAACAACAAACGGTAAGTTTGGTGCTCAACAATCAACAAAGAACGGTATTATTAAGTCAGCTGTATGGGACTTTGATTACAATGATCTTCCTTCACAAGGAAGTACTGGTCTTCAACTTTCTATCCCAGCTAATGCAACTATCGTTTCAGCTAAATTATATGTTGACGTAGCATTTACTTCAACATCTACTACTACTGATTTAGACGTAGGTCTTTATCAAGCTGGTGGTACTGTAATTGATGCTGACGGTCTAATTACTGTAGCTGAGGCAACTCAAACAGCAATTGGTACTGCAGGTAATGTAGTTACTGGTGCAGGTGCTCTAGTTGGTAAAACAATTGGTGCTGCAGCTGGTGAATTAAAAGTTACTCCTTCAGTTGATGACTTAACAGCTGGTGCTGGTCGCATCGTTGTACAGATCCAGATATTCACGAACCTAAAGGTGTAGCCGCAGCTACTGTAGGTAAAGTATATTTATCTGATGGTGCAGGTTCAGGTGCATGGACATATCCATCTGGTCGAGTACACGGTGAGGTGTATATTGACGCAGGTGCAACTTCTCAAACTCTTTCAGGTTCTTCTGCTTATGCTAGGTTAGATCCAGGTACTGAATGGACAGCTGGTGTAACTAATATTCTAACACTTAATGCTACAGACGGAACTATTACTTTAGTAGAAGCTGGCACATACTTAATTAACTTCTGGTGCCAATTCTCAACTGCTGCTATTGCTTCAGGTACACTATATAATTTTAAATTTGCTTTAGATGGTACAACTTCTGGAAGAACACTTACAGTTTCTAAAACATCTAATGGTTCTGATAAGTTACATATATCAGCATCAGGATTAACTACAGCTACAGCTAACCAAGTGTTATCTATTTATGTAGGTGGAGATGCTACATCCTCTGGTACAGCAATTACAGTTATTGAAGCAGGACTTTCTGCTATTAGACTATAGGAATAAATCATGGCTAAAATGACACTACTTGAGATGGTACAAGACATCATGTCTGATATGGATTCAGATGAAGTCAACTCTATCAATGATAGTACAGAATCTCTTCAAGTAGCTCAAATTATTAAGTCTACTTACTACAACATTGTAGATGGTAAAGACTATCCATTCTTTAAATAGCTATTCCAATTAGATACAAGTGGTACGGTAA